CGTAGAATTAGATTTAGCACTGGCTTATGAGATAAACACCGCACAGCCCATTACCATCACCTATCACAATCAGCTAAGCCATGCCAATGCATTAAAAGCGTCATGTAGTACGGTATTAGAATAGAACCGATATCAGCACCGTGTCTCGGCTTGTAGGTCGGCTCGTAGGTCGGCTTTTAAGCCGACAACTTAACCCAACAACCCGCAACCAACTACAAAAACACAAAACCACAACATCAAGGTCTCGAAATTTGGATCACGACTCGACGGTTCTTACCGCGACCAATGGCGTTGTCGTTGGTATCAATATGGCGTTTTTCGCCAAAGCCATCGGTCATAATCTTATTCTCTTCAACCCCTAAGCTCGCCATATATGATTTAATCGCCTCGGCACGTTTCTTTGACAACCTCAGGTTGGTATCACGGCCACCGTAACTATCGCTATAGGCCGAAATATAAATTTGCTCAATTTTCGGGTCATTTTTAAGATATTCGCCGATCATATCCAAGCGTTTACGTGACGATTTTGTCAGTTCGCTGGAATTTTTCTTGTAATTCATCACCGTAAAAGCAATGTCTTCAAAGCTATATGGCAACAAGTTATCGCGACATTGTAAGAACGCCCAATATGCCTGTTTAAAGTTCACTGACGACAAAGAAACCGAGATTTTATCTACGTCGTTGTGCCAATCTTTATAATAAAAAGTAGGAAAGTAGCCCTTTTCAAGCTCAGTCAGCAACTGCCACGCGACGTCATTTTCAAGTTCACCGTCAAATTTTTTCAGTAATTTCATTTGCCCGATACTTCTTGCCGGTTTGCCGGCTCGCCAAAGCGGTGGCACCGATTCAAGTCCTGCAAAATCGTAACTTTCAGGACGTACCATCATATCTAGGTTAAAGGTTAAGTCTTTATTTTTACTGGCATTACTTGAAAATATAGCTTCACCGTAATACGGGACTTCATGATTAAGCGCACAACTCAAACGATTGTTTTGGTCAACATTCCAATGTGATGAATCAGCTTCGGCAGCGTATTGCCGCATTGCAGCCTCGCTATTAAAGGTGATGGCGCATAACGATATACCAACCCAACCTACTGATTTATATAACTTGATCACCCCACACCTCACAACATCAACCATTAATCTACACTCGCTCAGCACGCCAAAAACTAGAGATTGTCTCTACCAATTCGCGCTATTTAGAGTTAAGCAATAAATGTACCATACTAAGCGCTCTCAAGCTGCTCGCTTCTTGTCTAGGTATCAGTATAATAGGCCGCTAAATTTCACAAACCAAGAAGATTATGTCTGATACCGAGCAAACGCTATTTTCAAAACGCTTTCGCGGCTTCTTTCCTGTAGTTATCGACGTGGAAACCGCTGGCTTTAATAAAGATACTGACGCCCTACTAGAAATTGCCGTCAGTATGTTAAAAATGGACGATGACGGGGTATTAAGCTTAGATCAGACAGTACACTTTCATGTTGCGCCTTTTGAAGGCGCAAATATTGAGCAAGCTGCGATTGACTTTAATGGCATTGATCCATTTTCACCACTCAGAGGCGCGGTTGCAGAAGATGAAGTGCTGAAAGAAATTTGCAAAGCCGTGCGTAAAGCCCAAAAAGCCGCAGGCTGTCAGCGCTCCGTTGTCGTCGCCCATAATGCCGCTTTTGATCACGGCTTTTTAAATGCAGCGATTGAGCGTAACAAGATAAAGCGCACGCCTTTTCACCCGTTTGTCAGTTTTGATACCACATCACTTGCAGGGCTAGCTCTAGGCCAAACGGTGCTTGCAAAGGCATGTCGTGCAGCGGGTATCGAGTTTGATAACAGTCAAGCACACAGCGCACTTTACGACACAGAACGCACCGCAGAGCTCTTTTGCTACATAGTCAACAAGTGGCAAGCATTAGGTGGCTGGCCATTACTAGAGCCTGAAGCCGAGTCAGAACCTGAGTCAACAACCGACACCGAATAATAAAAATGCCAGCAAATCCAGCTGGCATTTTTATAAGTGCTCGTTTTTACGCTATTTCTGCGGTTTTGGCAGTCGTAAACTGTTGCATGATCTTACCTTCATGCAATTTAACGAAATTAGGCGGGTAAATTCGCGAAAACAGCTTAGTGTCTTTCGCTATTTTTACTTCAGTTCCGGGGTGCATTAGCTCATTGACTGTGATTCGACTCAAGCGTGCTAATCGATGTATTTTTTGCTGTATTAAACCGATGTTACGCTGATTGCGGCGATAATGCTTGTTTATCTGCGCTTCGCTGTGCTGCAACTTGGCAAGATATGCATCTCGTTTTTGCGATTGCGGCGACGCCTGTGCTTTATTCATAGCTTGTTTAATATCGATGACTTTGGACGCCAGCACCTTTTCCAGCTCCACTAATTCTCGGTGCTTATCGTGCAAACTATCCCAGTCTTGGGCTAGTGAAATACGTGTTCTTGTGCCTGAAGGTGCCCCAAGTTCACCCGTTTCTATACGCATGGCATCTAATACATTTCCGCCAATCAGTTTGCCTCTGGGGGTTTCACCTTTACCCACTTTTATTAAACGTTTGGAAGCCAAATCACAATGCAGCGCTTGACGCTCAATCAAAATATCTTGCTCACTCTCAATGTGGCAGTACTGCGCATAACCTAACGAAACACTGCGCTTTGCTTTAATCGAACATGAAAAAGGTTCACCTTCGGTGCGCTTACGACCAATCGTACCAAGCATAACCGTAACCGCGCTGCCACTTTCAAGAATAGCCGACTCCACAAAACCAATAACAGTAATATCGCCCGAAGCCTTAACGCGCATTCCATCTTTAATATCGCCGCTCACAATCACGCTGCCATCAAACTCAACATGCCCAGTCGTCACATCAATGTTTTCATAGCACAACACATCGTCAACGCGCATGCCTCGAGGAATGGCTACTGGCACCCCCTTTGAATCGGCAATAAGTAGGTTTTTGTCGCTTGGATCAAGTTTGGTTCCTTCCGACACCTCAAGTGGCGCATCTTTACCCGGTTTTGGCTCAATCACATCGCCAAATACGGTATAACCTGGTTCCCCTTTAGTTGGCGGGACTTTTTTCATCAATGGGCTGCCCGGCTTTACGGTGATGATAGCGCCTAGGTTGCGCATATCGACTTTGCCACCGCTCGACTCTTGTGGGCTGAGCACTCTATCTTGTGCAGTCATACACAGGCGCACAAACCGTGCGTCATTGCCATCTTTGGCTCGTTGACCATGCGCAACAATACCATTGTAAGTGTGTCCAGGAGGGAGTTCTAACTGCTGACCGAGAAGATTATCGAGGGCTTTGCCACTGACGCCTTTTTTAATACCCGCTTGTTTTAACGCTTGTTTGGCCTTGTTCATACAAACCAACTTACCACCACGGGCTGTGGTCACTCTCGCTTCAGCAAGCATGTTGCCTTCTTCAATACGCACAGAAATAGACGCATCGATGGCACGAGCCACAATGAGCGAGTCCTGCTCGGGCGTCTCACTAGCGGCAAATAATTGACCTATATTGGCATGAATGATTTCAAAATCCGCATATGGCGACCCCTCTATCATCTCAACTAGCTGAGACGAGCTCGCCGGAAATCCGGATTCCACAGGATGAGAGAGTAAGTAGACATAGCCCTCATCCTCATCAAAACGAAATAATGACATTCATCAACCCTGAAAAGTATGCACGATCTTATTGTTATGTTGTTATTTTTAATGCAGCGAACTCATTTGAGCATAACTTCGCCAAATTGTTAAGCTTAACATCACCTGAACTGCTACAAATTATAAATGAATGTAAATCAATCTGTGCATTAAAAAGACAACTTATTATTTTCTTTAGATTTATCGGCTTTACAGTGCAAAACTTTAGGCAAATTAAGATATTTCAAGCTTAGTTTCGACAAATAATAACTAAGTCTCACCTGCGTTTGCGTTTGGCCACAGATAGGGTAATTTCAATCCATGCGAAAAGAAAATGAATTTTTTAGGGACAACCATGACAAAATACATACACCTCTATTTTACCGACTCTAATAACTACCCACACGTAAACGTTTGCTATCGACAGCTCAAGGGCTAGCCAAAGCTTAATTTTATAACGCACTGTGTGAATCAACTTGACGTGAGTGCAGCGGATTCAGGATTAGCGATCATACAAATCCAAACAATAAACTCAGTTACATCACCCTAATTTGTCTCTATGTGTATTTATCGGTGAGATATTAAGCAAATACACCTCTCCCAGCGTAAATCACATGCTAAGCCATTGTAATGACATTAATCCTATGTATAATGCGAGACATAGTTAGATGTATAGACACTAACAGTACTGAATTTATTCAGGGGCTGATTAGGATTCGACGGGATTCAAGAAGCCTAAGGTGCATGTCGAGGTGCGGCTGGCCTCGTAAAAAAGCCGTATTTAAAGTAATCGCAAACGACGATAACTACGCTCTAGCGGCATAATAGCCCGCTAGCACTCCTCCATGATATTCTTGTGGATCTGGTTCTGGAGTGTCACCCTACACAAGATCGCTACGGAAACCCTGGCCGGGGTTGAAGGGCTAAAACTAAGCGGCCTCGCCTTTACTTATCGTGTTCGTCCGAGATTTAAAGGTTAACCAAAAGACGATACTAAACATGTAGGACCGAAGGTCGACGCTTTCCGGACGGGGGTTCAAATCCCCCCAGCTCCACCAAATTTTAGCGTTTTAAATCAACCAGTTAGAGAGAGCTTCTTTAACTGGTTTTTTTACGCCTGAAGCAAAGTGTCCACATCGTGACCACATTTGTTTTTTGAAAGTCCGCAATTTGTTCATCAGGGCGGTACATTGCCATAGTTCAAAAATATTTTTTCTGCGCGCATGGAAAGTTTTGTGAACAGGTAAAAACGGAGTGTGCTTGCGTTAACCATCAAGGGGCACGCCCCTTAATAATCCCACTTAATTGTCAGCTGCAGCGAGTAGGGTTAGTAAAGTGGCTCAATGAACCACTTAGATTGATACCTAGAGCCAAATTAAATATCAAGATTAATTTCGATAAGTCCTAACTCAGTTATAGAAATGAAAGCATTGATGCTACACTCGCGGTTTTTGGCAATATCAGTTAGCATATCTATGAACTCCTTTTTAGCTTTTGCCCTTTGATCGTCAACATCTTCACTTGAGATTGAATGTTTAGCGATATAGGCGGTATCTATATTACTAATATTCTTATAACGTTTATCTTCATTGAAATGATTCCTTATATCGTTACGAACATTATTAGAATCACTATTTTTACCATTCTTGGTATTAACAGAGTAGACAAGTAGCAAGTTTTCTTTTACATCTGACTCACTTTTTTCTGCCTCAAACATTGCACGCAAAATACCATTCATTTTTTGCTCCTCCTTAGTAATGGGCATTAGCTTATATCTGGTCAAGTAAAAAAATTTCAACTAATAGATACCAAATGTCTATAAGATTTAAGAAAGGTTTGGTGTCGCCGCGCTGCGCTCAGGCTTCGCTTGGCGCGTCGCCACCAAATCCAGCTAAATTGATGGGCTGTTGCTGTCCTTGTTTGTTTTGTTGCTGATATTGCTGTTCTTGTATCGGTGGCGGTGTGTCCGTTGGTTTGCAGATAGCATGATACTGAAAGCCTTGGTACTCGATACGTGCTAGGCATGAGTTAAAAACGATGACCGAATAACCCATTCGGGTTATATCTTTGGAGTTAGCCGAGACTGTCCCGTCTTGTGTTTTGAACTCGATAACCACCTCTTTTTCTACCCGCTCACCATCAACCGTGGTGATAATGGCGCTGATGTATGCACGCTTAGCATCGTATGGTAGGCCTATATGAATTGTTGGAGAAACAACAGGCGTATTGCTGTCATTATCACTAGGAGCAACAGCACTTTCTTGATGATGTTCCACAGGTATTGTCGCGGTTTCTTGGTTTTCTTCCACATCAAAAGCACCACCGAAATATAGGCCGAAGTAACCAAGACACAGAGTGACCACAACCACCGGAAAGGCAAACATAGGACTGAGTAGGAAATTTTTTCCTGTGGCACTTGTAATAGATTTGGTCGCTGTGGATTTGTAGAGGTCGTGGACGCGGACGGGGATTTTGCGCCATTTTTTCGGGTCGGCTTTGTTTGGCGTTTTGCCATCCAATTTTGGATTATGTTCATGAATTCGTGGTCTCCGATAGAAATACGGGATTTTGGCTAGGCCGTCGAAGTATTTATGCGCGTAGGCGTATTGGCTTACGTTGCGAATGTATTTATGCACGGACGTAATATCAGGTGTGCAGCAGATGATGTCCCAGTTGTATTTACGGTGGCGCATGTACGCCTCTTTCAGCGTTTTGGGGTAGATAATATGTCCGTGTTCGTTAAATATCTCGATACCTAAATCATCGACATCACCACTGGTTAGGTCTGCGGGCTTATAGGTCTCTAGGGTGTCTAAGTGATATTGATACCAGTCTTCGGGTAGCACTTCTTGGTAGTTTTGAACGGGCTGATAGTCGCACGACTCAGGTTTGAATTGCGTGGTTTCCGTTGGGTAAATGTCTTGGACTTCATCCATGATGATGAGAGCGCCACATGGCACCCAATGATACCAATTTCGCCAAAGCTTATGCCCTGTGTCACTTTGGCTCGACATACGCCATAGTTTGGCGGTTTCTGGAAAGGTTTCATTGAGTTCCTGCTCGATGTCTTCGATTGGCTTAATGCCCTCAATATTGGTGACAACTAAGCGCCCTGCTCTCAGCGCTGGCAGTAATTCGAACCACACCGCTGAGGCGGATTTGAAAGAACCAGGCGCACCATGAAATATTGACGTTGCCATTATAAGAACCTCATCACATATCGAGTAACTAACGCATTAATCACAACATTCACGGCATCAAAGGCACGCATATCAACCAGTGCCGCTTGCATATCTTGAGGAAGCGCACTGGCCGCAGCCGCAATACGTGAACCAATTTGAAAATTGTCGATAATGTTCTTCGAAACTTCCCAAGAGAACTTAATCGTTTCTAGCTCAATCTTGAGTTTTAGGAGCGTTGCATACTCAACGAACCACGCAAAGAAGCGGGTAATAAACTCAGGGATATCGGTATCCCATAGACTCCAAATATCGGTCACAAAGTCGTTGATAAAATCTAACATCCCCTTTGTTCCTTCATAAGTAGTCGGGGCGCTGGTTGCCATAGCCAGCGCAGGAATAAAAAGCAGTACCGCAATAAGTACGTGAGTTTTAGTTTTAGTTTTAGTCATGACGTTCCCTCAATAAAATAAACATGGCTGAGATAACCGCAATCAACATCAATGGGGCGGCTAGCATTTGGTAAAACGATTGGAATCGAGCAACAGATATATCAATGTTTTCACCATAGAGATTTAACGTCCTGTCTTGGTAACTGGCGCTAAGTGATGGTGCAACATCTATAATTTGTGAAAGCTCGAATTCGATACGCTCTAGCTGAGCGGTGTTCGCTTCGAGCTGCTCCTCAATCTGCTTTTTAAGCTCCTCAATATCTTCTGTTTTGAATAAATCATTTAATCCGCCCTGCTTTCCGCCTTGCGTGAGTTTGCCGCAATCTAAACCGACACACGGTTCACAATTGGGGTCGTCGGGTTCACAGTCCGTCGGTGGGCCATCGTCACAATTGGGGTCGTTTGGCTCACAATCAGGTGGGTCGGTAATAGGCCCATCATCACAATTAGGGTCGTTCGGTTCACAATCAGGTGGGTCAGTAATTGGCCCATCATCACAGTTAGGGTCGTTCGGCTCACAATCAGGTGGGTCAGTAATTGGCCCATCATCACAATTGGGGTCGTTCGGTTCACAATCCGTTGGCGGTGGTGGGTCTGTGTCATCACAATTTGGGTCGTTGGGATCACAATCGGGTGGCTCAGGTGGCTCGGGTTCACGACAAGCGGTCGGCTCTTGACTACCATAGGCGTTTGGGTGGTAATAACCGCCCGTTTCATCCGTTTCAATACGGCATTGTGTACCGTCCGCATTGTCATAACAGACAGTGCGCTGTTGACCTGTACCAAATGTAAATGGGTCATCGTCCGTAGGTTCTGGGCAGTGGCTCTTTATTTTTCCACAGTATTTAGTTCCATCAATTTCAACGGGACCCATTTCAAATGATGGTGCGGTAGGTGGTGGGCATTTATCAACAAACGTTTCATCAACAATCAGCTCAATGCTGGCCCCCTTTGTTCTTGGGTTACATAGGCCGTGTTGACACATCTGCCACACTTTAACATTGCGAGTATATTTAACTCTATTTTCGCCGGCGCTTACTACATCACCAGATAATACCTCACACTTAGCCCAATCCTGACAATAGTTAGGAAATCGTGCATCGAAAGCCTCTCCGGGCGTGTTAAACCACCCACCGCCGTCAACTGGAAAATATTTTGTTGTTACGTCCCCGCCAGCCCCAACAAATACATAGCCCGGATAGCTGGGGTGTTCGAAAGCGGCAGAGGCAAAAAAGGCGCTAAAAAGCGCCATCAATAGGATAATTCGCATATTAACGCCTTTGGTTTAGGAGGTACGAACCCCGCTTGTGAAGCCTTCAACGAAGACCCACACGAGGAACGTACCGAGTAAAACAGTGGTGACCATTAACGAGATAATTTGCTAACGATAAAGCCAACACCAAAACCAATGGCGGCTAAGCTCAATAGACCTACTACAACAAGCGTATAGTTGGTTTGGCCTGTAGAGATGGCAGTAGTAAGCGCAGTGGTTACGTCTTCATTTGCAGATGCAGCCATTGAACCCATAACAGCCGTTGCGCCAAGTGCGATTTTAGATACTAATTTCATAGTGATTTTCCTTATTTAACATTGAGTGTGTGTTTTATGATTTGCCCATGGTTCGAACGATACGCCCGATACTATGACCAACGAAAAATGCGGTTAATGCTGCCGCGTTAATTAACCCAAACATGGGTGTATCAAAGGCAAACAGCTCGTTGAGCGTGTTCACCAATCCGTCAAACTGCAAGTGCGTCAGCTGCTCTTGAGTCAATAGCACGTATTCGCACGCGGGTTGTGTGGTGGCGATAAGTTGCCCTGACTCGGTGATAGTGACGCATTGCATGTTAATTCCTTACTTCGCTTGCTGTGTTGCAATGGAGTTCAAGCGGAAGCCTTTCCATTCCATTTGGCGTGCGACGTTTGCGCCCTCGTAATACTCAAGGTTAAGTAGCACAGGTTTTAAGCCCCACCCATTCGGGTCGGATTGGAGTTTTTCTAGCTGCGAGAATGTACCGTTAGCCATTTGGTCGTTAGTCACTTTTACCGTCCAAATGCTCGCGGGGCTTTTAGTGTGAAATTTAAATTCAGCGGTTTCAGGCAATGGTGCGCCTTTGTCGTCCGTACGGTTGACACGTTGTAAGTCTGTGATTGCACCTTCAATACTGGCCATGGTTATTGCTCCTTTGAATAGTCTTCAATAAGTTGATGTTGTGACCGTAGTAGGTCGTTTAATCTGCTGTGTTGCATGTGAATTCCTTAGGGTTACAGTTAATGACACAAGTCCAAGGCGACTTCGTCGCTACCGACTACAGAAAGTGCCTCGTAATCCATAAACAAACACATGTTCTGATAGTCTTCGATTGCGCAGGATTCTAAGAACTGCATCTCCTCAATGCTTGGTTGTTCAAAGCGGCCATCGTCTACCCAGTTCTGGATAGATTCAGCTACGCCAAACATAATCTTGCGCTGTGATTGAATGTCTTTTTCGGTTAGTACTTGGTTCGTACCGCGACGGGTAATAACTACAACCGAATCCCACGCAACGCCCAAAATACGTTTAGCTGGCATATCGCCATATTTGGTGGTGAAGTACGGGCTATTAGATTCACTACGGCTGATTTCCCCTGTGATTTGGTCAACGATGTCAGGGATTTGATAGTGAATGCGTACCGCTTGGTCTTTACGTTTAACCTGCACACCACCCATCGCAAGACAAAAAGCCGCCCAATCGGAAGCGTCGGCCGCAGCTCTCACTTTCTCAAGGGCGTAACGGGAAACCGTGTCTAAGTTTGTGTTCATAGAGTTTGCAACCTCACATTTGCCGCTTTCACCCATGCCAAGGCGTCTAAGTTCACGCCATGTGGTAACGCTCGGACCACCAATTTGCTGAAAACGTCTGATATTAAAAGTACTCGCCCATGTGGATGCGCGTTCGGCTGCATCAGCGGGAGCAATGGAAATCTTTCCCGCTTCAGGGCAAGTCACTTGATTGATGTGTTCACCGTTAACAGCTTTGGTGATGTATTTGGCGATATATCCCGCAGCACTGCCCTTTTTGGGATCAATGCTGATAGCCTTAAAACGGGTTGATGATGTACGGACTTCACTTGGTGTGTCTTCAAGTGCCAATGATTTAAGGATTTTACGGGCTTTAATCGCTTGGCCTTTTTCCATAAACAGCAGCATGTGCCAGTGTGGGCAGCCGTCATGATGAGGCTCTACAACACGAAAACCATAAGGGCGGATATCTGATTTTGCGAACAATGCCCTTGCACGCTTCCATAGGTCATTGAAATAGTCCTGCGCATCGTTCGGGGTTGAGCCGTTGTATTTGCGGTTAGGAATACCGCTTGCGTGTACCGAGTGAAAACGACTTGGCGCGGTGATGGTGTAAAACTCTCCACGGTGGCCGAGTGTCTTTGAACATTCCTCAAAGCCACGAATGCGTACCATGAGTTCAGCAGCTAGCTGTTTACCAGACGTTGAGCTTTTAGCAGCAACGTCTTTCAATGATTCAAATTCATCAAAGGGATTGGCGTCATTTGGTACAACATACAAATCATTCATTATCGCGTCTGATTTGGCGTTGCGTTCGCGCTTGCTACGGATGGTAAATTCGCTGACATAAGGCGATGACTTTTTATGTACGGTACGCATATCACGGGCTAATTGCTCGATAACCAATGCTTGTTTAGTGCGTAAACGACGACGCCACCAAAGCGGGCAAGCCATGCGATTAAGCGCACCATTTAATTGATTCATCACACCTTGGCGATACGCAGGAGAAAGCTTTGAACGCTCAGCAGGTGATAACGTAAAGTAATCGTCATCAAACGTTGGCGGCTCAATGCAGTACACACGAAAGTCATTACAAAGCTGTTTGTAGAATTTGTAGGTAGGCTGATTGCGCTTAACTCGCAATTCGAATAAACGGGCTTTGTCTTCTGCGATTTCGCATAGCTCATCATCAGAAACACTGAGATTAATACCACCTAAAGTAAGCACCCTATCCGCTTCTAGTAAGCGTTTACGTGCTTCGGAGTAACCAAAGAATTTTTCAGTAACTAAATAGCCATTGGCAAGCATGACCGCCAAGTTACTATGGGTGTGCAAAATCTCAGAACGCAATTGATGGCTATCAAGTTTTGATTCTGCTAGACGTTCTTTGTTCGGCATTTTAGCGCGAGCAAGAATAGCCGCTGCACTGCTATCAGGTCTGATATCAGCAACAGCATTTACCGCTGATTGTGCGGGGAATGTTTTTTCAAAAGTCGTCAATTGGCGTTCGTTAAGCATGGCTAGCCCTACCCTTGAACATGAAATTCTAAATTCGCGGCTTTGGCTGCCTCTGCATATAATGCAACCATGTTGATATATTTTTTGACGCGAGCTGGATTCTCGTGAGGTGCGCACGGCGGGGTGTATGTGGGTAAGCGTCCATTTGCTACAGCATTAACCACATCCTTGACCTTTTGACCTTGCAGCCTAGCGTATTCGTCATACGTCAAAATAGGCGATGCGAGAGATAAAATTAATTGGTTACTCATGTTATATTCGTCTTTGTCTGTCTGAAACTAACGAAACGAAGCTTAGATATAGAAATTTTCTATGTCAATAGATATTTTCTATACTTGCGTGGATTTTTTACATATGAAAATTAACACAACTATCGAAGTGCTTGAAAAATTAAGGGTTTTATATGATTCGAAAACTCTAACTGAGCTATCACGAAAATTAGGGAAAAACTCAAGTTGGGCTGCACAAGCTAAGAAAAATGACGCCATTCCACTCACTGAGTGCAGGCAAGCATGTATAGATTTTGGTGTTTCAATGGACTGGTTTCTATTTGATTCAGAAGGTAGCTATGTTGAAAAAGCTGATGCGCTTAATGAAATTCAGGAAGGGTTATACGAATCAAAAGAGTTAGGCATTTTAGAAGAAATGAGTTTAGAACAACTCAAAGCCACATCGGTATTGATCCTAAAAAGGCTGGAAAATATCGTTAATATCAAAAATAGCGAAAACGATATTACAAAACTCAAAACCAGTTAGAAAATGGTAGGGCCTACAAAATGGGCCCTCACAATAGTTGAACACTAAAAGTCAAAGCTCTATATCACTAGGCCAAACAAAGTATTCACCAAATCTTGGGCTACTTTTGTGCTCAGCACCCAATGAAATTGCAGATTCACTTAGTTCATCATTACCATTATTTTCAATTAAATAACCCTTGGACTTCAGCTGTTCTATCATCTGTGGAGTCTTAAGCTTGTGAAGTCTAGCCAATTTTGATGTGGACAATTTATCTCGCTCTATCTTGGGTTGCGTTACTTTTTCCATAGAGATTTTAACTTCATCACTAATTCTAATAACTCTTTGGCACTCTTCAAAAGCATCCTTATAAGCAGTTTCATCATCCTCTCGAGATAAAAATACGCCCATTTCATTGTTATTTATCTGGCTAAATTCATATAAATTCAAACTTGAGATAATTGCTGAGTTTTCGTTTAAATAGCATTTAGCATGTAAGTTTTTACAAAAACTCGTTCTAACAAAATTCAAACTATTCAACCAAGATATCTCCTCGGGCTGAAGTTCACTTTTACCATAAACAACCCGAATATCTATTTTCATACGGTCTTTATCTTCGAGTAACTCCTTTACCCTATCATTAAGCTTCAAATATGGGCTTATAAGAATAAGCCTTTCAGAAGAAGACTTAATAAGCTCCTCAAGATGATAATTAATTGCTGTTGTATTAAGAAAGTTAGCCATATATCCCTACTTTTTAACCAATTTAACTGTATATAGTTTATCCACTTTTTTTCTGCTTCCAATCTACCACAGAATGCCATAAACCTTGCATCCCAATTTTCTTTGGCATTGATACGAGAGGAAACAGGTAGCTTCTTCATATCTCGATACTCTATAAGTAATATTTTTGCTAACTCATCCAATGGGATCTCTGTATCATCTCGCTCCAAATTTTTGAGTGACAAAACAAACGCTATTAACGAAAGTACAACGAGCGTTAAAACTATAAGTATCTCAAAGTGCATAACCTAAGCCACGAAACAATTCTAAATTTTAGAGCCAAAGAAAAAGCAATAACTATTGCGGTAAAATTAACAAGCAACGAGTAAAAATAGTAGAACCAATGCTCTTGATACCGAACCTCAAACGCTAAATAGTGCATTGTGAGATAAGAAAACATATTTATGATACTCATCAAATAAGCGAAGCTAACACAGGGCTGATGATTTACCTTCTTTAGCATATGAGCAAAGAATATAAGCAACACTGTCGATGTGTCATAAAGCGCCCAGTTCAGGTAGTAGGCTTCAGATGCGAAATATTCAAGCCCATTAAAATCTATTCTATTCGTTAAGAAACTAAGCAAATAAGAAAGTGAATATATTGCTGATGCAATCCTTATCGATATATCCTTGCGAAAAAATTGAACATAACAGAAAGACAGTACGAAAAGGCACAATATAAAAAGGTCAACACTCTCTGTTATTGACCAGTCTGTAATATTTATAACTTCAATCATTTATCTGGATTATTTTCAGCTAAATCAAAGTTTACAGATTGAGACTCCACACTGTCACCTTTTGGAACAACAACATGACCGCCACCGCGGCCACCTGATATTTTTTGAAGTAAACTTAAAGGGATTGTTGATTTTTGGAATTGCATCGCTGTAACCTCCATTTGTTGCGATTCAGGGTATATTAATTTTTTGTAAAGTTTTGGTCAATGGAGTTTCGATGTATGACTATAAAAAAAGTCGCAAGTGGGTATAAAGTAGACATCAGGCCGTGGGGAAGCGATGGCCGACGGATTAGAAAAGTATTTCCTACCCGAGGCGAAGCACAAAGATATTTAAACCACATGGTCGCTCAAGCTGAGGACAAACCTTGGAAGCAAGAAAAAACGGATCTAAGAAAGCTATCAGATATCGTCGCTACGTGGTACAAAATTCACGGCCAAACTTATACTGACCCGCAAAAAGCACTCAATAAATTAGAGATGATGTGCGAAGCATTCGGTAACCCAATTGCTCAATCATTCAGCTCAAAAACGTATGTTGATTGGCGTGGTAACCGAATGACAGGTGAAAAGGCTATTTCAGGTAAAACGGCCAATAATGACTTGGCACTTATCAAGGGGGTATTCAATAAGCTAATTGAAGTGGGTGAAATCAACTACCCTAATCCCTTAGCTGATGTTAAACCATTTAGACTCCAGCAGACCGAACTTGCTTTCTTAACTGAGGATGAAATACAAACCGTGCTTAACGAGCTTAAACGCTCGTCAAATCCGCACGTTTACATCGTGGCAAAAGTTTGCTTAGCTACTGGATGCCGAATAAGTGAAGCATCTTCACTAAAAGGTTCTCAAGTGATCCACTCCGGTGGTAACTGCAAAATTATGTTTATGAAGACCAAGGGCAAGAAGAACCGGACAGTGCCAATTACTCAAGCACTCTATGATGAAATCCCTAAAAAATCAGGGCCACTATTTGCAGATTGCCGAAAGGCATTCGAACGAGCAATAAATAATACAGACATTATTTTGCCAGCTGGTCAGTGCAGCCATGTGTTAAGACACACGTTCGCCAGTCACTTTATGATGAACGGGGGAAATATATTGGTATTACAGCAGATACTTGGCCATGCGAAGATAGAGCAAACGATGGTTTACGCACACTTCGCACCTAGTCATTTAGAAGATGCTATTAGGTTTGGTCCTAAGATATATGGATGAACACCAATTATTAAGTAAAGAGAATAGATATGGAAACTACAACATTTATAACAAAGGCTTTCTTGTCTGGTGCAATAAGAAAATTAGCAAGCAACATCGTAGATAAAGCATGGAGAAAAGGAAGTGAAGAAGCTAAATTCCTTTTAGGTCAGCTACGCCAAGATTATATTTCTGAAGTCTATGCTGAAAAGAAGCTACTAAGTACTTTAAGAATGAGAACACTTAACAGCGCAGAGAAAGATGTATTCATAGACGAAATATACACACCATTAAAAATATCCGAAGTTGATGGGAGTGAAAAGTTAATCATAAATAATGGCTTCACTTTAAATAAAGATGAAACAATTAATATAATCGGAATTGCAGGGCAAGGTAAAAG